TCCTTCAGTAGATCCTTCTTCCATCTTTTCAGAGAACACGTTACCAAACTGGTCTTCCATGATATAAGTTGGATAACCATCATTAGAGTGGAGCTTATCTGTGAGAAATATAACATGAATCATCACACCAAGTTCTGGCATGATGTAGTATTGTCCAACCTCAAAGGTCAGAGCGGGGGGATATTCTTTTATCTTTTCTTCTCTTTCTTTTCTATAAGATGAGAGATCTACAACATTATTCTGACTCACCTGTAACTTTCAAAGGGTATTCATGTTCTCTAGCAGATTCTAATACCTCATAGATTTTTTGTTCTGCTATCTGATAGTCGTAAAGACCCACACAAGCAGCACCTAACTTGTGTATTTCAAGTGTTATTGAGTTAGCCTCATGTTCATCTTTGTTGAAAAATGCTCTGAGTGACCATGTGACAAACTCCATTGGGGTATAGTCATCGTTGTGATATATCACTTTGTATTTAGGCGGTGGGGGCGTTTTTCTTGGTTTCTTCTTGGTATTAGAACCATTTTTGTCTATTACAGTTGAATTGGATTTCATCTATCTCCTAGAATAACCTTATCTGTTGCTGATGGTCCAATTGCTTCTCCTTCTCCTGCAGATGAAGCATATGAAAAAGTATTGGTCAACTCATTCACATGAACAAATGATGCATTGAAGGATATACTTCTTCTTACAAAATCATCCTCAGTTTCGTATGGATATACAGTATGTAGCATATGCTGTGGAAAAATGAAAAAGTCGCCAGGAACTGGTTTACACTTTACTGTTCCCTTTTTTAACTTATTTGCAACACCAGCATCCCCTATGAAGTATATACAACCATCGTCATCTCTTTCTGGTTTTATTGATGGTAAAAATTTTGGGACTTTCAAATACATGACAGATGATATGTCACAATCAGTATGAATATGCACAGGATTGTACTCGCCTGGTTGTTGTTCAACAATCCACATACTCTTGAGTTGAATTCTCCAATCCTTTTTCATTTTTTCTATTTCACCCCTATAACTCTCAGTTGCTTGTTGTACATGACAAGCAAAAACATATTCAAGAACCATATTGACAAAAAAACCAAAAACTTTATGTTCTTCTAATACTGTATGAGGAATAAGATATTCTTGTTCGATTTGACCAGCAAGATTTTTACCCCATGAAGTTTTTTCTTCTCCCTCTATTATTTTATCTGATATCTCTATCATTTTGTCGAGAATCATTGGAGGCAGTTTAGCTTGCATGATAATGTCTGCCCAAGGACGAAACAACTCATAATTTATGTTGAAAGATTGTACAGGTTCTTGTACAGGTTCTTTCCTCTGTTTTCTTTCTTTTTTTCTTCTCTCTGCCCTATTCATAATCAAATCCTGAGAAATCTCTTTTCTTAAATTTACCCCCTGTTGCAACATCAAAAGAGGGAGTATCATCTTCTACTTGACCTGTATCAACCAGAGTGTCTTGTGCTGCTTGACTAACATCAAACAGTTTCATCTTTGCCCTGTCAATACCAATTACAAACTTTCGATTTACAGTTGGGTCATTATATCTATTCTTCAACTGTTTGACCATTATCTGTCCAAGTTCTTCCATCTGTTCAGTAGATATAATCGCAAACATAAGATCCGCCGTAGCAGGAAGTCCGAAAGACTCGCTAGTATCTTCCAGACCAACATCAGTATTGGAATATCCAGATCTTGTCGTTTGAGTTGCCGATACGATTGGGATCTTATTTTCCACAGCCAAGCCACGAAGCTCTTCAGCAATGGATTTGATATATGTGTAAGAGTTGACATTTGCCCCTGTTCTTATTCTTGAAGAAGTACAAATATTCAAATAATCAACAAAAATAATATCTGGAACAAATGATCGTTTCAGATTCAACTCATTCAACAATGCACGAAAATGATTTACATTTGCAGATGCAGTTGGATACTCCTTGACTATTAATTTTCCTTTTGTTGTTTTCCTTAGATTCTCAATTTTTTTATCATACATATCTTTGGACAATGCATGAAGATCATCTACTGCAATATCTAGCAAATTAGCATCAATTCTCTCAGCAATCTTCTCCTCTGCCATCTCCAATGTAATATAAAGTACATTTTGATTCTGAGATAAACATGATGATGCAACATGACACATGAACAGAGATTTACCTACACCTGTTCCAGCCAAACATATATTCAGACTTTTTTGTGAGAGTCCACCTTTTGTGATTCTGTTGAAGTAGTCCAGATCGAAAGGAATCTTCTCTTCCACTCTATGATAAAACTCAAATCTATCATCTGAATCGTCAAGATAATCGTGGCCCACATGAGGATCAAAGCTAACACTAAGGGCATCACTAAGTATTTCAGGAATGACTCCTTTATCTTGATCAGATTTTTGACTATCCAAAATCGAGATAGATTCAACGACTGCATTGTAGATTGCTTTGTCTTGACAGAATTTTTCTGTTGTGTCCAGTAACCAGCCAAGATCGGTATGTTCTTGTGTATCTTTTGAAATGTCATCTAACAACTCCATTGTTTCTTTGAACTCTTCCTCATTGATCTTTTTCTCTTGAAGTTCAATCGAAAGAGCTTCTTTAGTTGGAAGAGAGTTGTATTTGGTTACAAAATCACTTACTGTACCATAGATGATTTTCTCAGGATTGCGTGAAAAATAATCATTCTTTAGAAAGGGCAATACTTTTCTTGTGTATTCCTCATTCTGTAATAGGTTCCCCAGAATTGTTGTCTCTACTATCATTAGTGTCCTCTAGTAATTCTAAAATTGCTTTACCAATGTTTTCTTCAAATTTCTCTCCTTGTGCATCGGATATTGTTCTCTCTCCAATATCTGATGGAGTAAATATTATATCATATTTGTACGTGCAATTCAAGGAACCATCATCGTTTAAACTGTCATCAGTAACGAATCCATGAATCTTCAAGATAACATAATGAAACGGACCCTCTATTATTTGGATACATAAACTTTTGTCATTATGATCTTCAGGATTAGGGACAACTCTAAACCAGTTATCCCTAAGTTTTGGAATGTGTTTTTGCGGAGATAGATCAGGCATTAGAAATATCTCTGTCACCTTTCAGATTAGCGTCAGGTCCACCTGCAGTATCTATTTTTAAGACCTCTTCTTTCTTTACTTTACGCCTTTCCCTTATTGCCTCAGGAACAGCTTTAGGTTTCCAATCGTTTGCATCTGGACAGATAACATTGAAAGACACTGCTCTTCTGACCCCCTCACCAAAGAA